AGCCTGTTCTAAATCCTACTCACATGCGAGTGAACTTTCCTCCGTTCTGGCATTATCGAATTGACGATGCCAAAGTGCCGTTTTTGGTGGGCAAAAGTCATTGGCGAGGTGCCCTGGACACAGGTGAGTTTTCAAAAGATCATGGCAAAATGACCCGAACTTTGGCCAACATGTTTATGAAACTGTGCGAAAGATATGCTACAAGGAGTAACTGGCGTGGATATACCTACAACGAAGAAATGCGGGGACAAGCCTTGCTACAACTGTCTCAAATTGGACTCCAGTTTGATGAGTCAAAATCGCAGAACCCTTTTGCGTATTATACTGCCGCTATCACTAATAGTTTCACTCGTATCCTGAACATTGAAAAGAAAAATCAAAACATCCGTGATGACATACTAGAAATGAACGGACTTAATCCTTCCTGGACTCGTCAGAACTCTGGCAAACACAGCATGGCTGCCATGAGCGGACCGGTCGTAAGTAGTCTTGATGAGTAAACTATAACTATTTCTGCCAGTCGCCAAAGAATAAATATTTTTAGGAGAGTGGCAGAATGAAGCATAAAATTGACTATTACGGCTATGTCTACAAATGGACAAATAAAACAAATGGTATGAAATATATTGGCTCTCATTATGGTTCTGTTGAGGATTACTACGTTGGATCAGGCAAAGAATTTACGATAGCATATAAACAAAATCCAGAAGATTTTTTTATGGAAGTATTAGAATACGTAAGTTCTAACAATAAAAAAATAGTACTGGAAACTGAAAAAAAATGGTTGGATTCTGTTTATAATATTAAAGATCATCCAGAATACTATAATCTCAATAACGATGCAGCCGGCGGGTTTGGATATATCAACCAAGATCATATTATTAAAAGAGCCAACACTCTGAAACAAAAACACAAACAACAAGGACTTAGCGAGGCTGAAAAAAGTTCATACAAGAAAAAAATTCAATCTCGACTCGATCGTATTTCCAAATCAGGGTTTACTCCAATGGAACAAGCACAGTATGCAAAGTACGGATATCAAGTTTCGGTGACAACCCCTGATGGAATAACCAATGTGTACAATTCTTGTGGGCAGGCATCAAGAGATTTAGGAATCGATATTCAATACGGTCTTAGAGTGTGTTCTTCTAAAGGTATTGACTTCAGAGGACATAAAATTGTAAAATTGCGTGATCCCCTTGTAGATTGTAGATAAAAAAGGAACTGATGGGTAATTTATTTAAAAAAGCGGCAGTTTTTACCGATATCCATTATGGTGCTAAAAGCAATAGTGAACAACATAATACTGACTGTTTGGAGTTTACAAAATGGATGATTAAAAAGGCCAAAGAAGAAGGATGTGAAACTTGTCTGTTCCTTGGAGATTATCATAATAATCGAGCATCGATGAATATCAGGACCATGCAATATGCATTACACGGTTTAGAATTATTAAGTCAAAACTTTCAGCAGACTTTTTTCATTCCTGGTAATCATGATTTGTATTATCGAGATAAGCGCGACATACAAAGTGTGGAATGGGCAAAACATCTCCCCCGTGTGCAGATATGTAACGATTGGTTTAGCCATGGTGATGTTGTCATTGCACCTTGGCTTTGCGGAGATGATCACAAGCGTATTCCCAAACTGACGGGCCGGTACATGTTTGGGCACTTTGAACTGCCTGGATATCTAATGAATGCCATGGTAGAGATGCCAGATCATGGAGAAGTACGCAGAGAAGACTTTGAGAATTTTGAACATGTATTCACCGGACACTTTCACAAGCGGCAGACCAAAAAGAACATTACCTATATCGGTAATGCGTTCCCTCACAATTATGCAGATGCTGGTGACGACGAACGAGGCCTCACTATATTGGAGTGGGGAAAAGCGCCTGAGTTTCATTCTTGGCCTGATCAACCAACGTATCGTGTATACGGACTCGCCAACCTTATTGATAACGCTCCGGCTCTTCTTAAGCCCAAGATGCATGTGCGTGTTGGACTAGACATTGAGATTTCATACGAAGAAGCCAACTTCATCAAAGAAACTTTTGTGAAAGACTACGACCTGCGTGAGATGAGCCTGATACCAAACAAAAACTCAGATGTAGATACAGACATGGCACCGGGAGAAATTAAATTTGAATCAGTAGACCAAATTGTCACGGACCAACTCACAAACATCGAATCAGAATTCTACGACAACCGACTGCTGTTGAAGATTTATCAAAACTTATGAGATTGTATTTTAACGGGTGTAGTCATACATTTGGAGACGATTTAACAGATCGTAATCAAACATGGCCTGCATTGATTTCTAAAAAGTTAAATTGTGATTTTGTAAACGATGCTATCAGCGGCGGCTCTAACGATCGAATCATGTATAGAACTATTAAACATGCCAGCGAGTTTGATCGTTTTTACATTGCCTGGACATACACTTCAAGATTTACTCGCTACAGATCTGACAACAATCATGATGTAAATTTTAACTTGCAACTAACCCATGCATTGTATGGTAACCATCCTGAATTTAAAGAATACGGAAAATTACATTATGTGTTTTGGCACAACGAACTTTACAACTTTAAACTTTGGCTTCAAAATATTGTGTTGTTGCAGAGATATCTAGATAGCATTAACAAACCATATGTTATGCTAAATGCAGACCATAATCATCTCAATCAATGGAGTACTGATTGGAATTTGTTTAACTCTAGTGTAAAATCACTGGTATGTTTTGATCTAATGGATGATGAAATACTATTTAATGAGCACACGGAGATTCAAACATTGTTAAAACAAATAGACACAAGTAATTACATAGGGTGGAACTCTTGGTGTATAACAAAATTTCACGAAGAATACCCAGTTGGATCAACTGGACATTTATTAGAAGATGGGCACCTTGCCGTAGCAAATACAATACTAGCACATGATACAAATTCGTAATCTCACTGTTAAAAACTTCATGAGTGTGGGCGCAGCCACACAAGCCATTGACTTTGACCGTAATGACCTTACCTTGGTGCTGGGTGAAAACTTGGACTTAGGTGGTGATGGATCACGCAATGGCACAGGCAAGACCACAATCATCAACGCACTCAGTTATGCCTTGTACGGTCAAGCATTATCGAACATCCGCAAAGACAACTTAGTGAACAAGACCAATGGCAAAAACATGTTGGTCAGTCTGGACTTCTCAGTCAACGGACAAGAGTACAGAATTGAACGAGGTCGCAAACCCAACGTGTTGCGTTTCTACATCAACAATGAACACAAGGCCGCTGAAGACGAAGCGCAAGGCGACAGTCGTGAAACACAAGATGCCATTGAACGTGTGATGAACATGAGTCACGACATGTTCAAACATGTGTTGGCGTTAAACACCTACACAGAACCGTTCTTAAGTTTGAAGGCCAACGATCAGAGAACTATCATTGAGCAGTTGTTAGGTATTACCTTGTTGTCAGAACGTGCTGATGCAATCAAAGAACTCAACCGGCACACCAAGGATGCTATTCAGGCAGAAGAGTTCCGCATTCGTGCTGTACAAGAAGCCAACAAGCGTATCGAAGAACAAATAGAAAGTCTACGTAAACGTCAGCGTCTTTGGACTGCCAAACGTGATGAAGATGTGGGCAAACTAGAACAGGCCATTGCGGATCTTGAACACATAGACATTGATGCCGAAGTACAAGCACATAGAGATCTAGAAGCATTCCATGTGAAGAAAAAATCTCTAGACGATGCCACACGTTACATTCGCCAAATTGATGCAGATGATGCTAAACTAACAAAATTGTTAGACAAACTCAAGACTGAGATTGCGGCCCTGGATGCTCACAAGTGTCATAGTTGTGGACAGGACTTGCATGATGACAAACAGGATGAATTGAAACAGGCCAAACAGGCCTTGGTGCAAGAAACAGCACTACAACTCCTAGCCAATGACACCCAACGCCAAGGGCATGAGGATACCGTTGCCCAGATTGGTACATTAGGTACTGCGCCTACTGTGTTTTATGATTCGTTAGAACAAGCACTGAATCATCGCAATACTGTGGAAACTTTACGCAAAGATTTAACCTCACGTCAAGCAGACGCAGATCCTTACGAAGAACAGATCACAGACATGCAAGGACAAGCCCTGCAGGTTGTGTCATATGACACACTAAACGAACTTACTCGAGTACAAGATCATCAAGACTTCTTGCTCAAACTATTGACATCTAAAGACAGTTTTGTTCGCAAGAAGATCATTGATCAAAATTTAAGTTATCTAAATGCACGTCTTACACACTATCTGGATCGCATTGGCTTACCACATACTGTGAAGTTCCAAAACGATTTAACTGTGAGCATTGAAGAACTGGGTCGTGAACTGGACTTTGACAACTTATCGCGTGGTGAGCGTAACCGATTGATCCTGTCGATGTCGTGGGCATTCCGCGATGTTTGGGAAAGTTTATATTCACCCATCAACTTGTTGTTTATCGATGAACTAATTGACAATGGATTAGATACACAAGGTGTAGAGAATGCACTAGCCTTGCTTAAGAAGATGAGCAGAGAACGACACAAATCAATTTGGCTTGTTTCACACAGGGATGAACTAGCAGGGCGTGTGGAAAACATACTCAAAGTAATAAAAGAGAACGGGTTTACCAGTTATAATACTGACGTAGAACTTGCATAATTTCATATTGTAAGCATATTTTTAAATCAATCAACTGATAGGCATAACTATAACGCAAGGATAAATCGCATACAACACATGACATGGCTATATCAAGATACCCCAATTGAGACGTTGCCCGAAGAGTGTGTTGGATTTGTTTACTTGATTACATGTAATCTCACTGGACGCAAGTACATAGGCAAAAAATTAGCAAAATTTTCTAAGACAACATACAAGACTGTAAAACAAAAAAACGGCACAAAAAAGCGGAAGAAGATACGCTCCAAAATTGACAGCGATTGGAGAGAGTACTATGGGTCAAGCCCGGAATTAACCGCAGATGTAATCAAACTAGGCACCGAAAACTTCACCAGAGAAATACTCTACTACTGCGGATCAAAATCTGAATGTAGTTATGTCGAAGCAAGAGAACAATTTGCTAGACGAGTATTAGAATCACAAGATTATTACAACGGACATATACAAGTACGAGTACACGGCAGTCACATCATAGGAAAAATATGAGCAAACTTGACTACAGTAAAACTAACAAAAGTGATACTGGCTTTTTAAACGATCCTTTTTGGACCAATCCAAAAACAGGATTTGACAAAGCATGGCACGAACAACGAAACAAACTCAGGCAACAACTAGGCATACACAAAGAACACGATTGGGAGATTGTCAATAAACCCGCCGGACCGCATGCAGGCAAAGTAATTTGCAACACATGTGGCGGAAAGTTTATTAATTGGATTCCTAAAGGTTATATATCATCTAACACGTAAGGCTAGCGGGCCAGTTTGTAATACCGCTGTGGAAAAACCGGGGAATAAACCGGACACGTAACATATTGATGCACTCCCCTGGGTAAATCCCAGTATCCTGAAAAATTGGAAGTGAGTCTGAGGCTAGAAACATAGGGCCGACGCATTGATATAGTATGAATGTTAGCATACGAGAACACCGGCTATAAACATTTAAACACTAGGAACGAGGTTTAGAGCGCATGGAAACATGTGGGTCGTGGTAGGAAGGAAAAGCACAGAGTCCTTTAGCATACGGTGTATAAAAAATTACCTACTTCCAAAGTCTTGGCTAGTGATACTCACATGAAGACAAGCAGACGGAACCATGCAAAACGGTTCCGTCTGACTAGATTAATCTACATGAAAACTTTATCGCTTCGCTCTTTAATTAAAAAACAATCAGTTGTTGAGCGATAGCGAAAACAACAGACTTGCTCTGCAAGTCTTTAAAGTAACTGCAACTGCTTCAACTTAGAGATATAATATGACTGCCCCTGAGCAACTTGTTGTTGCCAGTCATCATGTGCATCTTGATTGGCCTGATCACTGATATACTTCCAACACTCAAATTCAACACCATACTTGTCACAGGCCTTGGCAATGGCATAGGCCTCCATGTCCACTACGTCTGCTGGGGTCTCGAGTTCTGGATTCATCACAAAGTTGTCGCCAGAACTGCAAGTCAATCCTACGGAGTTGCCGATGTATACGTCTGTTTCAAAAGGTGTTTGTCCCGGAACACAGCCCAAGGCTTCGCAGGTCATATCTCGCTGTGCAAATCTAGTGCATTGATAGAATCCTGGTGCCACTGTAATACCGCCGGCCGTGCCAAAGTTGATGATGCGTTGGGGACGGTACTTGGCAATGACTTCTGCGGCAACCATGGCAGCATTGACCTTGCCCACACCTGTGTAAAACAAGTTCATCATGTGGCCAAGATCGGGTGCCTCTTTGGGCAAGGCTATCAGGATGATGGTATCATACATAGTCTTCAAGTGAAAATAACTGAATTGAGTTTTGAAGCAACACAGACTCGCCGGGCAAGAATTTTAGATTCACTATCACTGCGGCAGACACTTGCTCAACGGCAAAATTATGGGTCAACAGTTCTGACACAGCCTGTATGGTACCGCCGGTGGCCAGGAGATCATCTACCACCAGTGGGCGAGCACCCACTGACGCTGATATTTTGATTTCCACACAGTCTGTGCTGTATTCTGTGTCATAAATTTTGGCATAGACCGGTCCGGGTAATTTTCCTGACTTTCGCGCCAGCACTAGGGGTAAATTTGCAATATGAGCCGCCGCTGCCGCAAAAGGAAATCCTCTGCTTTCCATGGCCACTAGACTGGTGGCACCAGTGGTCTGCGCACACTG